ACCGTGCCCGCCGGCTTCGTCTGGAATCGCTCGGACGGCATCCAGTTCGCGCTCGTCGGGGACCCGGTCGTGCTTGACGGGACCGGCGCGGCCACCGTCACGGTGCAGGCCGTGACGCCGGGCCTGACGACGGACACGGACCCCGCAACGACACTCTCGACCGCGACGGCCGCAGCCGGCATCAACCCGACGGCGACGGTCGGCACGGCCGGCCTGACGGGCGGCGCGGACGTCGAAACCGACGATGAACTCCGCGTGCGCCTCCTGCTGCGTATTCAGGAGCCGCCGCACGGCGGGACGGAAAGCGACTATGAGCAGTGGGCGCTCGCCGTCCCCGGCGTGACGCGCGCCTGGGTCTATCCGCAGGAGCAGGGCGTCGGCTCGGTGACGGTCCGCTTCTGCATGGACGACGCGGAACACCCGAACGGCATCCCGACCCCGGCTGACGTCGCTACCGTGCAAGCAGCCTTGAACCAGCAGCGGCCCGTCACGGTGCTCGTCATCGCGGCGGCACCCGTGGCAACCCCGCTCAACGTGACCGTGAGTGAACTCACGCCGAATACGGCAGCCGTCCAGCAGGCCGCGCAGCTCGAACTGGCTGACATGCTATTCCGGCAGGGTGCACCCGGCGGCACGGTGCGGCTGTCGTGGCTCTGGCAAGCCGTCTCCGTCGCCAGCGGGGAGCAGTGGCACAAGATCACGAGCCCGGCTGACGACGTGAGCTATCCGCCGCCGGACCTGCCGGTGCTCGGCACGGTGACGTTCGTATGAACACGCTGCCTGCGCTCCCGCCGGAAGCCCTCGCGCTCTGCGGGCTCACCGTCGATGACTTCCGCATGCTGTTTCTGGACCTCCTGCCGACCGGCTACGCCTGGTCGAAGACGCCCGGCTCGGTCATGTATGCCGTCTTCGACGGCGCGGCCGAAGAGCCCGCCCGCGTCGCGGCCCGGGACTGTGACCTTGAGGAGGAATCGTACGCCTGCGGCGCGACGGAACTGCTGCCGGACTGGGAACGCGTCTGCGGGCTGCCGGACGAATGCACGACGGGAGTCGATTACCCGCTCGAAACGCGCCGGGCCTTCGTCTGCGCGAAGCTGGCTGAGCAAGGCGGCGCGACGCCGGCCTACTTTGTCGCGCTCGCGGCGAGCTACGGCTACGCCATCTCGATTGACGAGCACTGGCCCTGGCGGCTCGGGGACGGCGCCGGGCTCTGTGACCTGCACGTCGGCATTCCCTGGTTCTGGTGGGAAGTCATCGCGCCGAACCTGCCGGTCACACACGTCACGGTCGGCTGCTGGAACATGGGCCTGCCGCTGTGCGTGATCCAGGGGGCCGATCTTCTGCAATGCGTGATTCGTCGGGCGGCACCGGCGCACACGACGGTGACCTTCCGGTTTATCGCGCCGGCCGGCGCCTGGAATACCGGGCTCTGGAATCAGGACGGATGGAGTTAGGTTTCCTATGGCGACGCCCACGACGCTGACCCGTCCCGCAAAAAAAGCTTACGGCACGACGAGCTACGTCGGCGAGTACAATGCCGCGCAGCCGAATGATGCTCTCATCTTCGCCAGTGACGTCGATGGTGACCTGAACCCGCTCTATCAGGGCCACAATGACATCGTCACGAGCGGCGTCATTCCGGCCGGCGCCGCCGGCGGGGACTTGACCGGCTCGAACTACCCGGCCCCCGTCATCGCGGCCGGGACGGTGACGCGCGCGAAGATCGCGGCCGATGCATACCTGCCGCCGACGCCCGTCACTGGCAACGTCGGCCAGGTCCTCGGGGTCATCAGCGGCCCGGCACTCGCCTACATCGCGCCGCCCGGCGGCCCCCCGACCGGCAATGCGACTGGGGACTTGCAAGGGACCTATCCAGCACCGCAAGTGACGGCGCCGGCGAAATCCAAGTGGGCGGTGACCGGGGGGGTTCTGACGCCGACCACGGTGGCGAACAATCAAATCAACCTTGGCGGGGCCACCCTGCTCGCCTCGATTGCCGAGAGCGCCACGGGCGTCTTCCAGCTTTTGACCAATAACGGCTGGGCGCCGCAGGATGTGACGAAGGTATCCTATTCGCTGGTCATGGACCCGGTCGCCGACAACGTCACCATCGGCCGGCGGGCGGCGAACGCGGCGGCGGGCACCGTGACGGCGCTCTTGACCACCGACAGCGGAGGCAACCTGACGGCGAATGGCAGCATCGGGTTCAACCAGACGAACGCCAACGGGAAAAGCATCCTGGCAAGCTATGCGAGCACGGGGGCTCGATGGAGCGTCAATGATCGCTGGGCGCCGCCAGTGCCTGCCAACGCATCGTGGGAAATTGTCATGGATACGGCAGCCGACTTTAACCTCATGCATCGCGCGGCGAATGCCGCCGCCGGGAGTAACGATCAAAATCTCCTGTTCAATGCCAGTGGCAACCTCGTCATTACAGGCACGATCGGGCAGAAGGCTACCGGGACCACGTGGAGTAACCCGTCCGATATCCGCTTGAAGCACGCCATTGGCGCCTACGACCGTGGCCTTGCAGATATCCTGAAGCTCGCCCCGATCACCTACCGCCTGAATGCTGACCCCGACCGCGAATGCTACGGCTTCGACGCGGAGCAGGTCCGGGCCGTCTTTCCTGAATGCGTGGGCACGACGCGCATGAAACTCACGGCGGATGCTGCCGAAGAGACCGAGGTGCTTACCTTCGATTTTCACCCCGTCCTGGTCGCGATGGTCACAGCACTGAAAGAACTCGCGACGATGGTGCGCGGCGGCAGCACATGACCCGCGCGATGGTCACCGAGCAGGTCAGCCAGTATCGCGCGCAGCTGGCCGCGCAGCAGCGTCGCGTCGCCGACCTGCAGGCGGAGCTCGGGGCCGCGATGCGTGCCGTCAATCAGCTGGAAGGGGCCGCGCACGCGCTGCAGCGCCTCCTTGAGACGGATGGGGACGTGCCAGAGACGACGGAGGGACCGAGCGATGTTCACACTACCTGATGCCAGCGACGCCGTCGCCACGTGTCCGGCCTTCGCGCCGGTCGGGCCGATTCCAGACGGCTTCTTCGCGGACTGCAACCCGGGCCAGAACTTCCCCGGGACGCGCCCCATCGCGGACCATTTTAACGAGCTCATTCTGAACCTGCGGGCCTTGCTCACGCAGGCAGGCGTCACGGCAGTCAAGGGCGATCCGACGATGCTCTGGAAGTCGATCCTTCGCCTCGGCACGATCACGAGTAACGTCACGCTGAACGTCGACCCGAGCGGCGTCACCGAACCCGCCAATCCGTTTGCCGGTGACAAGTTCGACACGCTGCAACACGCCATCGCGTATCTCGCCCGCTACCGGATCGCGATCAGCGCCACGGTCACGATTCAGATTGCAGCAGGCACGTTTACGTCGGCCACCACGGTCTATTTCTACCACGCGGACGGTGTGCGCGTGAAGATTCAGGGGAACAGCCAGAGTGCAACGATCCTGCATTTCACGACTGGACAGACCGGCCTCGTGATCTATGGGACGCTCGGCGGCCTGAGCAACCTGACGATCAACTCGGACGGCAGCGGCCCCGTCGTCAACGTCGAGGCGCCTGCAGCCCTGTGGGTGTCCAGCGGCGCCTGGTGTATTGCCGGGAATCTGACCTGCACGGGTTTCGCGGCAGATGGCGTCGTCGTCGTCGGCTATCTGTCGGTCAATGCGACGCTCACCGTCACGAATAACGGCGCGAAAGGGCTCCTGGTGGCGGGTGGGACGGTCGACGCGACGGGCCAGACGATTGTCATGCAGAACAACGTCACGAACGCCATCGTGGTCACCAGTAACGGCAGCCTCACTGCCGACACGGTGCAGACGACCGGCGGCGCGGCCCCGGCAGTCTACATCTATTCGGGCGGCATGCTGACGGCCCGCCGGGTCGCGATTGACGTGTGCGGCTCACCGCCGAACGCGGTCGGCATGTTCGTCTCGAATGGCGCGGCGGCGATTGCCTTGACGACGTCCGTGCTCGGCGACTGGTGGACGTGGAGCGTCACGGCGAATCAGCCGCAGGTCTTTCAGGCCGAATTCTACGGCCTGATCCGGGCGTATGCCGGCATGGCGGCGAACAACAAGGGGAACTGTTCCCCGGCCATCAACACGCTGGGGAACACGCAAGCGTATATCCAGGCGTGAGACGGGAGGCGGTATGCTCTGCATCGTGCGCGAAGGGGATGACCTCGTCTTTGCGACGCACGAGGACGACCAGGACGTCGCCGCGCTCTACGCCGAGCAGACCGTCACGACCGAGCACGGCGCCGTGATGATCCCGCGCGGCGTCGTCGTCAAAGTTCCGCGTGGCTTCGTGTTTGCCTACGACGAGAACGGCCGGCTGAAGGACCCGCGTCGCTTTGCCGGGGAAGGCGGCACACCGCTCGGCACGGGCTAGCCCGGTGAACAGCGAGCAGCCCGTACCGTCCGGCGGCTGGCTGGACCATGCAGCCCGGCTCGTCACGACGGTCGGCTTTCCGGTCGTCGCGGCCGGCCTGCTGCTCTGGTTCGTGCTCTCTAAGTTCGCGGCTGACGTGACGTTGATTGCCGGCCAGATGAACGCGAACGCGAATGCCATCGAGCAGCTGACGGTCACGCAAGTCGCGATCCTCGACGAGCTGCGCCGCCAGACGGCCGATATGCACCAACAGTCCGTGCTGATGGGACAGATCGCGAAGGATGCCGGCGAACTCGTCAAGCTGCGCGGCGAAGAACTGCGGGTATTGCAGGAACTGCGGCAGCTGCGCCAGCAGGGCGGGAAGCTGTGACGGTGCCGCGCTGGCGGGTGGCTCGGGCACTCGGTGGGAGCCCGACGGAAGGACTGCTCGGGGAAATCAATGCGGCGGCACCCGGCCGGAAGACAGTCGCGGACGGCGCCATCGGGGACCAGGCCCATGCCCGCCGGCAGAGCGACCACAATCCGTGCCGCTGCTGTGCGGTCGTGACGGCCCGGGACTTCACGCATGACCCGAAGAACGGGTTCGACAGCTACGCCTTCGCTGAGTGGCTGCGCCGCCGGGTGCTGGCCGGGGAGTCACGCGTCGCCTACGTCATCTCGAACGGCCGCATTTTTTCGGGACACGGCGAGCCCCATCCGGCCGGCGAGTGGCGGTCCTACAAGGGGAAGAACCGCCACGCGCATCATGTCCACGTGTCCGTGCGCCACGGGGCAGACCTTTACGACGATGCCGCGCCGTGGGGCTGGCATCCCAGGCCGTCCGATGCCGCGTAAGGGCGGGCTGCATGCCTGGCTGGTCATCTGCCGGTGCGGCTGGGGCGTGACCGTGCCGTGGCCGGACCAGGCCGCGAAGCGCCGCACCCGGCATCTCGAAAAGCACCGTGCGGACAGCTCGGCGCTAGTCGTCGAGCGGGTCGTGGAACGTCGCGCAGCAGTGACACGTGTGGATCATGACTTCAGCACGTGCCGCCGTTGCGCGAGGACGGCACCGCACCGGCCGCAGACCAGCTGGTCGGGCGTCGCGTAGTCCCCCGGCTGCCAGAACTGGCGATTCACCGGGTGCGGCTGTGTCCGGCACTTCGCCGCGTCCCGCTGCAGGAGCCCGCGCCGCTCCAGCCGGCTGAACACCGAGCCCATGTCAGCGGAGCCTCGGATGGAACGGCAACGGCCGTCGCCGGCGACGCAGCCACGGCCAGAGCCCGGCTGCCGCGCCGATCACGGCCGCGAGCAGTAGCAGGCCCAGCCCGACCGCTGCGTAGCCGACCGCGGCTAGCACGGCTTCGCGTCCTTGTCCGGTGGGGCGGGAGCAGGCGACAGCGGCAATTCGCCTGCTCCCGCTGGTCCCGGGTGCGGTGGGGCGCCGGCACCGGACGCTGACGAAGGCACGTCCGGTGCCGGCTGCTGCCGCCCGGCGCGGCGACGCCGGACGGTGTCGGTTAGCCGTTCGCTCGCCTTCGCGGCAGGCTTCTCGGGGGCTGGTGCCGGGAACTCGGCCGCGACGGTCGTCTCCTGATCCCGAATGGCGTTCAGAAGCCCGTGCAGCAGCCCGATATCTTCGAGGTCGAGGTCCTCGACGCCTGCGCGTTCGAGCTTTGCCAGCACCCGCTCGGCAGGGACTCCCAGGTCGGCAAACGCCGCGAGTGCCCGGGTGCGTCCCTCGGTGAGCGTCTTCGCGTCACCGGCTGCGACCTTCTTCGCGATCTCGACCAGCGGCTCGATCAGGCTCCGCGGAATCACGGCATACGTGGCATTGCGCCGTGCGATGGCACAGGCGGCATTCCGCGTGAGCGTGACGACGTCCTCGGGGTAACGCCGGCCGTCTGCTGTGACGATCCGGCGGTAAATCTCCGTCACGACGGCGTTGTTCGACTCTAGGTCATGTGCATAGCCCTGGGCGACGACGCTGTCAGCCGTCTCGCCCACGGACCGCGCGCCCCGGCGCAGGTTGCCGTAGGCCGCTGCCACCATCTCCTCGAGCCGCACGGACGGCCCGGTGATCGTGACGCGCTTGTAGCTACCGTCCTCCTGCCGCTGCCGGCGCGGCAGCGCGTAGTAACAGCTGCGCGCCGTCTCGGCGTCCAGCCGGATCATGGAGAGCACGCGCTGGCGGAACAGCGCGAGCGAGCGCGGAAAGGCCCGTGCCGTCCGTATCTGCACGTCGAGCTCCGTCCGCGTGATCGACTCCAGCACGCTCGGCGGCAACGTGACGGGCTCCGGCAGCAGGCCCGTCGCCACCTGGCGCTCGGTCGTCACGGCATCCGTCGCTAGCTCCGTCATGCCACGTGCCTCTTCGCTTCCTTCGTCGCTGTGAAGCGCAGCGTGCGGACCGTCTGCGCCGCCACCGTGTATGCCGCCCGCTTCGATGCCTTGTAACTCACGTGACCCAGCAGGCAGCTGCCGTGCTCGCCGTCCCCGAGCGCCGACAGGACCACCCGGCGCATCTCTTCCTCGGTCTGCTCCGCAGCCTTGACGAGTTCCTTTGCCTCCAGCCATGCCGCCACGTCCTTCACATCGAGCGGGACGGCCGGGGCATCCGGCTGCCGGCGCATCCGCTTCAGCACCGGGAGCGACGGCAGCTCGGGTGCCGGGCAGCGATCAGCCGTCACGTGATCCGCCCACCAGTCCGTTTCGTACTCGGCCAGCTCACAGACCAGTCCGTCGTCGCGCTCGACGCGGTAGACCTGGACGCCCCGGCCGCCCAGGAGAGCCACGACGAACGCGACGCGGACCGGCGGCACGTCGGGCTGCGCATCGAGGACGGCGAAGCTGTGGGCCAGCTGCACCTTGACGGCATCGGGCACGTCATCGGTGCCCGGCTCGCCGTAGAGGTCCAGCAGCGGGGACCGCCCGAGCAGCCCGACCGTCTTCGCTTCGCACAGGATGCCGTCCCCGAGGGCGAGCCCGTCCACGCTGCAGGCGAGCGGGCGCGTCGGGTGCTGAAACCAGACCTCCCGGGCGAACGGCAGGCCGAGCCGCGCGCTGGCGACGTCCAGCAACAGCGGGGCGATGGCGGACCCGAGGGCCCGCACGTCGAGTGAGCCGGTGCTGGCAGCTGATTCCTCAGCTGGCAGCCGGCCGGTTTTCTCGCACCAGACATCCCCGGCCGTGCGCCACGGATCGACGCCGACCAGGGCCGGCGCATCGGACGCGCCGAGCGCATCACGTCGCCACGGCTGGTCACTCATCGGCTGGCGCTCTTTGTGGGGCGCTGCCGCTCCCACCACTCGACGAACTCGGCATAGCGGACATACCACCGTTCGCCGAGGACGCGGACGAACGCTTCCCCGGCGAGATGCTTCCGCAGCGTGCGCCAGTCGAAGCCGAGCCGCCGCGCGACGGCCGGGAGCGGGACCCATTCCCGGCTGAACGGATCACGGCGATGAGTTATCAACGCGCCGTCACCATTTGACGGCGGATGATTGACCTTCGACCGGGAGGGCTTCTGCACCT